TGATCCCTTTAGATCTATGAATGAATTAAGTGTTTCAGACATGGCGCGCGCTCTATACATCGGCTATGAAGTAGAACCGAAATACTGTGTGGGGAAATGGGTTGTTGTAACAGATGGATTCGAAGAGATTGGAAGGATCTCAAAGATTACCAAGGTCTCTGGCAGGAGTGTTCTACTAGAAGGCGTGAACAATTGTTGGTGGGAGTTTAGCCAAATTCGTTACGCCACCGAACAAGAAATAGCTGCCGAAAAAGGTCGGAGGTCAGAAGTGAAACTAAGCGAAATATTACATGATTTAACCATTAAAGAAAAACAAAGATTACGCCAAATATTAAATAGTTGAGGTGATACCAATTAAACAATATCTCACACCAGAAGATTACGAAATTGCAGAATCTAACGGCATAAGCGAACGGCTGGTATACGAGCGTTTTTATATTAATGACTGGACGGCAGAACGTGCCATAACGCAGCCGGTAAAACGTAAAGGGAAATTAAAAAAGTTAGTAGAAGAAGCTCACTCTAACGGAATAATGATATCCAGAAGTGGGATGCAAGCAAGGATGAGAAAAATGTCCGATTACGATGCAGTTAATACTCCGTTAAGGGAATCATCAAGTGAGTACGTTGCTATAGCAGAAGAGAACGGCATAAGTAGGCAAGCGTATTATTCCAGAAGGAAACGAGGTTGGGATAAGGAGTTAGCTAGTACTTGGCCTGTTGGTAAGAGTAGGAAGGAAGTTGCAGTTAAGCCAACTGCATCAGATGACTTATCGGAATCCGAGATTGCCAGGATATTAAACATTGAGGTGGGTAGTCCGCATAATTCGTGGTTCTAAAATAAAGGGAGGAATAAAAAATGGGAGTTTTCGAGGTGTTAACAATAGTGTTTGTAATTTTAAAGTTAACGAGCGTTATTGATTGGAGTTGGTGGTTAGTATTGCTACCGGAAATTATTGCGGTGGGAATATATGTAATCGTGCTGATATTTTGGCTGGTATTCGGGATATTTGGTTTTAGGAAGGTTAAAAAGATAAGTAAGGATTTTGATGATGAGTTCTTCAATTAGTAGTAATTAAATAATACACAGCCCACTCATAAGCTTAGATAACTAGACAACTAGACAAATACATACAGCGAGATTTAAAACGCCTGTGGGTGGGTTAAATTGATTATTTGGAGGTAGTGGGGATGTTTATTGTAAGAAAGTTATCTACTGGAAAAGTCCATGCTACAAGTTCACGAGATTCACATGAAACTACATGCGGACAACCTTGTCGGAGCAACATAATTAACGAATGCAACCACGGGTTCGGTTCAATAAAAAATACCAACGAAATATTAAATGTTCCTGAAGTTACTTGTAAAAAATGTATTAAGTTAAACCACAGGAGGTAATACAAATGTCTCCACGTTGGATGATAGAAAGAAAACGCACGAACAGAGATCATGAAGTTCTGCAAGTCGTTGAAATCTATGCAGAAGGCGAGAACAAGGAATTAGTTAAGTTGGAAAACAAACATTGGACATATAAAAAAGAGTTATTACTGGTGGAGGATAATTGATGAATGTCCGCATTAAATACGGACTCGTCCGCTTTTATGAAAACGATCAGGAATCAGTGTTTGCTCTTTATGAGGATACGAAAGGCTATGTACATTATAAAGATATGTTTTCCGATATGGAACCGGAAGTAATGCCGGCAAGTGTATTTTATACAGAATATGAATGGGTGAGGGATGAATGATGAACTTAAAAAAATTATTCAATATACAAGCAAAACTAGATGAACGAATTGTACAGGAGCATGGACTGGAAGGACAGGACTTGCTGGATAAGAAGATTTTAGCATTGCAGGTTGAATTGGGTGAGTTGGCTAATGAGTGGCGCGGGTTTAAGTTTTGGAGTAAGGATCAAAGGCCTAGAAATTATGCCGTAAAACACCTTCATACAGAAGCAGAAAAAGCGGATTTTTGGCAATGTGGAGACAGGTTTAATTGCGGCCACAAATCATATGATTATATGCGAGAATGCGAAAAATGCGGTTGGGATTCCTTTCCTTACAAAAGGGAGAACCCACTTCTAGAAGAATACGTTGATTGCCTGCATTTTATATTGAGTATTGGGTTGGAATTAGGATATGAACACACGCCAACAACAAAATGGCAAGAAAGGTCAATTACTTTACAATTTAATAGCTTATTTCATGCGATTGCGATACTCAATGAGTCTATTGAAAGCGGGTGGGATGAACTTGAAAAACAAGATAATTTCGAAAATATAGTAGGTGGATTTTTAGGTTTGGGCGACATGCTCGGCTTCACCTGGGAACAAATAGAACAAGCTTACTTTGATAAAAATAAAATTAATCATGAAAGGCAGGACACAGGTTATTAATATGAAAAACACAATCCAATGGACAATCCTAATCATACTCATTGCTGTTGCAGGTATATACACATATACCAATCATAATAAAGTTAACGTGATTATGGAGCGACAGCAGAATAAAATCGAAGCATTGCAGGAAGAGAATACAGCGTTACATGATACTGTATGGAATTTGAATAATCAGCTGATGAAAATCAATAAGTAAAGGGTGATCCAATGCAAATCATGAATAGTTATTCTGACCTTATGATTGAAATTGAATTAGTTAAAGACCAGATTGAGTATACGAAAAAGGAAATTAAGTATTGGTTCGGTGTAGATGTAGATAAAGAGAGTGGCATTCCTTTAATGGGGTCAGGAGATCATGAATTCGGACTAAATGCTGCTTTAATTCAATCAGAAAAGAAACTAACTTCTTATCACAACCTCAATGAAAGACTAAAAGAGTTAGAATATGCTAAGGTTCGCATGGATATATTGCTCGAACAACTTGAAGGACTGGATTATAAAATAGCATTCAAGCGCATTGTGGAATTTAAAACACATCAGGAAATTGCAGATGAATTAGGTTACTCACATCAGTATATAAGAGAAGTGTGGACGAGGATAAGAACCTACAAAGAGCATACAGACTCTATTGCGAATGTGTGATATTGTATTAGTATAAGAAATTTAATGCAGTATCATTTATCAAACATCTAAGGTGCTGGGCGTGGAAACCTGGCGCCAATTTACTTATTGGTAATATTCCCACGTTATGGTAATATAATAGTAAGGCTAGCCTGACGGGGCGAAAAGCAGTTACCCGACTGCCTGCCTTAAATAATATCGGGCAAACCGTGGGAGGTTTACTAAATGAAACTTAGTGTAAAGATCATGTTGTTGGGAATATCCATTCTTTTGTTATCAGCTTGTGGTCAACAGGCAATGATCGAGGATGATAAATTTACATTTGAAGAAGAAGAGTTCAAAGAAGTGTATGAAAGAGTAAACGACAAGAACTTTCCAGACAATATAATTGTGGATGAGATACTTGTAAACCTAGATGGCAATAATCGTGATGAGGCAGTTGAGTTCTTGAAAGCAACTGATGAGTTAATGGAATACGAAGAGATAGAAAGACTAATTGATAGCATAGAAAAGGACGAAGATGATATACCGAATACTATAGAGAATGGGGATATAACCATTTCGTATATCGAAGCCTATGGAGATGTTAGTGTTTCGATATACCCAAGAACATAATAGCATACACAGAATGGCTAAGGCATCTACTTTGTAGGTGTCTTTTTTATTATGTATAAAAGGAGACAGGGAATACCATGACAAAGTATAAGTGCTTGAAGTGTGGGTATATAGACATCAGGCAAGGCGAACAGGAAGTAGCAATATGTAGTAGATGCAATGGTGCTTCAATTGATTTGCTTAAGATGGCTAAGTGTCTGGATTATAACAAACCATTGTTATCTATTGAACTCCAGGACGAAACCTCTGTACCTAAAGTATTCTACAAAGGTGAAGAGGTTAAGCTCAAGACGAACGTACAGTTTGATTGGGACACAGACACAGAGTATATGGGTGGACTCACCTATGCCATTGAACACTACGAGCACGGCATGGTTCCTCCAGTCATCAACAGGATCGAACGCAGGGTGAAGGGTCATGCGATGGACTACTAAACGGATAGGTGATGCCATCTACCACACAAAAGCATGGCGTAGGCTAAGACAAGCATACTATCAAAGTCAACATGGTATCTGTGAAAGATGTTCTAGTCCTGGGGATGTTGTACACCATGTAATACACATAACAGCAGACAACGTTAATGATCCGGACGTGACACTCAATGCAGATAACTTAGAATTACTTTGTCATGACTGCCACAATAGACACCACAAACAAACTACTTCATCAGTACGTGATGGATTCGCATTTGATGATGAAGGGAATCTAATACAGGCAAAATAGCGGGTACCCCCCTTGGTTGGGGGCTTTTTCAAGCAAAAAATAAGCGACGCATGAGGTTAACGTGATGCGCAGGAGATTTTCACATAAGGGGGGGTTAAACAAAATGACAGTACTTAGCATAGATGAACAAAACAAATTAATATCCGCTGAAATCACAAAATTGGAATCGATATTTGAGGATATTTCCGACGAAAAGCAAAAAGTTGCAAAGAGATTAATTGAACGTGTTGCCTTCATGACAATTACACTTCAAATACTAGAAGATGATATAAAAAACAAAGGCCCGACTTATAAATTTGAACAAGGGGCACAAAAAATGTATGTGGAAAACCCGTCACAAAAATCTTATAACACAATGATCAACCGATATACCGCTGCTTATGACAAGCTGTTTAACCTCCTGCCAAAAGAAGTTGCAGTCGAGGAAGATGATGGCTTTGATAGCTTCATTGGTAAAAGATGAAAAAATATCCTTTGTCGTATAATCCGATTATTGAGTATTGGAACAAGATTAAGTCCGGTGAAGTGGTTGTCGGTATTAAGGTAAAGCGAGTGTATAAAAAGTTAGTTGACGATATCCATGATCAGGAGTCGGTTTATGAGTATTCTCCCGAAAGAGCCAACCATGCTATTGAATTTGTGGAAGGGTATACGAAGCATTCAAAGGGAGAAATGGGCGGGAAACCTTTTATATTAGAATTATGGCAGAAGGCTATGACTGCCGCATTGTTTGGATTCATCCATAAGACAGAAGAGACTCGCAAATATCGCGAGTTTATTTTAATTGTGGCGAGAAAAAATGGAAAGTCAGCATGGGCGAGCGCTATTGGGTTGTATATGTTGATGGCTGATGCTGAGCCTGGCCCGGAAATCGTTAGCGTTGCCACTAAAAAAGACCAAAGTAAAATAGTTTGGTTGGAATCAAAGCGAATGGTGAAAAAATCACCTATATTAAATAAGCGAGTTAGATCACTGGTAGCCGAATTGCTATCAGACTTTAATGATGGATCGTTTAGGCCTTTGTCGAGTGATTCTAATACATTGGATGGGTTAAACCTACACGCAAGCCTAATTGACGAATTACACGCAATAGAAGATAAGAATTTATATGATGTAATTGTGGACGGCATGAGTGCAAGGAAACAGCCCATCTCTCTCATTACCACAACAGCGGGAACAGTACGCGAAGGCATATTTGATATTAAGTATGATGAAGTAGAACGAATCATTAATGGTTATGATGATCCAAACGGTTATAAAGATGAACACGTTTTGCCAATTGTGTATGAGTTGGATCATCGTGCTGAGTGGACAAATCCTAAGATGTGGGAAAAAGCCAACCCTGGTCTTGGGACGATCAAAAAACTAGATGAATTAGAGCGAAAAGTAAATAAGGCAAAAGCGAATCCTTTGTTGGTTACTAACCTGCTTACGAAAGACATGAATATCCGTTCCACAGGAAGTGAATCGTGGCTAACGTTCGAGCAGTTAGATAATAAAGACACGTTCGACATCGGAGAATTAAAGCCTAGCTACGGCATTGGGGGGGTGGATTTATCAAGTAGTGTCGATTTAACGGCGGCTTGTGCAATGTTTCAACTACCCAATGATGATCAGATTTATTATAAGCACATGTACTGGATACCAGAGGATTTATTAGAGGAAAGGGTTAATTCTGATAAGGTACCATACGATGCCTGGAAAGAACAGGGTTTCCTTAGAACGACACCAGGCAATAAAGTTCATTATAAGTTCGTTGTGGATTGGTTTTTAGAATTACGAGACGAACATGATTTATATCTGCCTTGGATTGGTTATGACTCATGGAGCGCTACTTACTTCGTGGAAGAAATGCAGAGTCACTTTGGCAGGGATGCCATGTTGCCAGTTATTCAGGGCAAGAAAACATTATCCGGACCCATGAAAGCAATGGGGGCTGACTTAGAAAGTAAAAGAATCAATTACGGTAATAATCCAGTAACTAAGTGGAATCTTTCAAACGTATCTGTGGATGTGGATCGGAATGATAATATACAACCGTCAAAAGGTAAACAGCAAAGAAAAAGGATTGATGGGGTCGCAGCTATGCTTAATGCGTTTGTTGTGTACCAGAATAAAAATCAAGACTATATGAACATGGTGTGAGGAGGTGAAACTAATTGGGATTAATAGACTGGATGTTTGGCAAAAAAGCAACCGAACCACAAACAACAACATCTGCAAAGTTAATTACAGATGCAGGGGAAGGTTTCTATGCTTTTGATGGTCGGATATACGAAAGTGATATTGTTCGATCTTGTATACGTCCTAAAGCACGAGCAATAGGAAAGTTATCGGCGCAACATATAAAAGATAACGATAACAACTTCAAGGTGAACCCGGATGAAAACATAAAGTTTTTACTGGAAGAACCTAATCCACTCATGACCGGGCAGGTGTTCCGAGAAAAGATGGCAACGCAATTGGAATTAAACAATAACGCTTTTGCGGTAATTAAAAGAGACGAAAACACTTTTGAACCTTATGAAATATACCCTGTTCCGGCTGCTAGGGTTGACATGATGGAAGGTGCTATGGGAGATATGTATTTGAAATTTCATTTCTTGGATGGAAAGCAGATGATTGTTCCGTATGTGGACGTTATTCATCTAAGGCAGGATTTTAACAGTCATAATCTATTCGGGGATCATCCGGGGCAGGCACTAACTGAATTGATGGATGTTGTTACCACGATTGACCAGGGAATGAAGAAGGCTATTCAAAATAGCGCTGTAATTAAGTGGATCATGAAATTCACCAGTGTGTTAAAGCCAGAAGATATTCAAATTGAAGTGGATAAATTTACGAAAAATTATTTGAGTATCGAAAATCAAGGCGGAGCAGCTGCCAGTGATCCGCGATATGATCTGCAACAGGTAGAAAATAAAAGCTATGTTCCAGATGATAAGCAAATGAACAACACCACAAAGCGGATATATGATTTTTTCAATACGAATACAAAGATTGTGCAAAGTCGTTTTGATGAGAATGAGTGGAATGCGTACTACGAATCCACAATTGAACCCGTGGCTTTACAACTTGCAGGAGAATACACTAGAAAAATTTTTTCTAAAGGTGAGCGTAGGCGCGGAAACAAGATTGTATTTGAAAGTCTGAACTTGCAATACGCTTCCATGCGGACGAAGTTGAGCCTTGTGCAGTTTGTTGACCGCGCTATGATGTCTCCTAACGAGGCTAGGAAGGTATTTAACTTACCACCTGTTGAGGGTGGGGATGAACTTATCAGACGCTTAGACACTGCACCAGTAAACGATCAAGGATTGCCTAAGGATGACGAAGATGATGTGGACAATGGCTTTAAAGGGGGTGATGACGATGACGAAGGACAAGACGGAGATACGGGACCAGACGAACAAGATTGAGTTGCGCGAAGATGATTCCGGAGAACGCGTTCTGTCCGGGTATGCTGTTAAGTGGAATACTGAATCGCGGACAATTGGGCTGTTCCGTAAATTTAAAGAACAATTCCGTCACGGCTCTTTTGCTGAATCACTAAGAGACAATAATCAATTTGCGCTATGGAGCCACGACGTAAACCAGCCAATCGGAAGCGTGGAAAGTGGCACATTACGATTATCAGAGGATCATATTGGATTGCGCTTTGAAATTGATCTGGGGGACGACCCACGAAGCCAACAAGTACATTCCGATGTAAAGCGCGGGATCGTGAAGGGAGTTTCATTCGGGTTTCGCAATGCGGTTGATGATTGGGATGATTCCAATCCAGATGAGGCGAAGCGAACAATATCAAAAGCCGAATTAATTGAAGTTAGCCCAACACCTTTTCCAGCATATCCAGATAGTGAAGTTAGTGCTAGGGGTTATGATCCCTTGAAAGAACATGAGCAAGAAACGGAAGAGCGAAACGAAGAACAAGCAGCAAAAATAAGACTATTAACATTAATTTAGGGGGAAAAAACATGGATCGTATTAAAGATATCCAAGCACGTTTACAAGAGATTAGGGAAATGACAGAAGATGTAGAAAAAAGAGGTGATGCTAAGTTTACAGACTTAGAGAAAGAAGCCCGTGAATTAAGAGAAGAATTAGAAGAACTGGAATCACGTCAACGCATGCAAGAAGAAGCAAGAAGCATGGAGAAGGGTGGACAAGAGGCTCGCACAATTGAGACATTTAACTCTCAAGAACACACTGAAAAGCGAGAACAAACGGAAGAAGTAGACTGGGAGAAACGCGGGACAGATATTTATGAAAAACGTGCAGTAACAGTCGAAAGTGGAGATTTGATTTTACCTAAACACGATTCCGCAAACATTAAAGGTACATTCAATCAGATTTCTTCTCTGATCGATCGGGTGAATGTTGTTCCGTTGCAAGGCGGGGAATCCTATGAAACACCTTACGATATTGATTACGGTGAAGGTAATTACACAAAAGAAGGCGAGCCTTACTTTGATATCGATATCGAGTTTGGGTATGCACGAATCAATAAAACGAAGATCACAGCATACAACGAAATTACTGAAGAAGTATTAAAGCTTCCACGTGCGAATTATGGTCAACGTGTGGTTGAATCAGTACGTCAATCCTTACGCAAGAAAATCACAAAGGAAATCCTTAACGGACGTGGTCCGGCACAAGATGAATTCGTTGGTATCTTTTCTGATCAAGCAACAGCGATTAATCCAGATACAGATATGGAAATCACTGAGATTAATGAGGACACGCTGGAAAATGTTATCTATGCATTTGGCGGAGATGAGGACGTCGAGAGTGAGTTTTCATTAATTTTGTCTAAAGATACATTGCGTCAGTTCTCTAAAGTACGTTATCCAGATGGTCGCAAAGTATATGACATTAGCCACAATGGTAATACGGGAAGCATTGACGGTGTATCATACATCATCAATAGCGGAGCGGGTTCACTTGCTACTGCCGAAACTGGAGATTATCTTATGGCTTACGGTCCACTATCTAACTATGAGATGGCTGTATTTTCACCAACAGACGTGAAACGCTCCGACGATGTTAAGTTTAAAGAAGGCATGGTTGCACACCGCGGATCTGTATTCAGTGGCGGAAACGTTGCAGCGTTCAACGGTTTCTTACGTGTGAAAAAGGGTGCTGACGACTCGGGGGAAGCTTAACGCCCGGGGATGAGACTTTTCCGGGCGAAAATCGACATCCAGAAGGTGGAGAAAGAACATGAGTGACGTGACGTTACTTGAAAAAGTGAAACTGTCTGCAAGAATCAGTGGTAATGCATTTGATGAAGATGTCCAAGATATGATAGACAGCGCCCGCGAGGAGTTGGTGCAGTCGGGTGTTAGTCGTAAAGTGGCAGAATCGAGTGACGATCCACTGATTGTTCGGGCTATGAAAATTTATGTTAAGGCAAACTTTGGCATTGATAGCCCGAATGCATACCGATTCCATCAATCTTTTGAATCGTTAAGGCGACATTTGTCGATGGCAGGTGATTATACCGATGGCAATGAATTGGAGTAACGTTATTGACCTAATTAGAGTGGTTAGCGGTGTGGATGATGACGGTTTTCCTGTTGATGACCTAGAAGAAGCAAGACAGGTTTTCGCAAACCGTAAATCCGTCAAGTCCAGTGAATATTATGCAGCTAAGCAAAGCGGGATCGAGTTATCCTACATCTTTGAATTGCGGTCAGTCGATTATGACGGTGAAATAAAACTGAAGTATAACGGTGATCCTTATGAGGTGGAACGCTCCTATGAAAAAGGGGAGTTTATCGAACTAACCTGCAAGCGAGAAGGTGATAACCATGAACTTTGATTATGAGGGCCTCGATGAATTGATCGCAGAGATTGATAGAATTGAAGGACTGTCAAATGAATTGAAAGATCAGGCTTTAATTGAAGGTGGAGATTATCTGCGTGATCAGATTAAGTCTGAAGTGTACTCACACGGACTCACCAGGCGCACTGGCGAAGCAGAGGAAGCTATTGTTCGAACAGACCCAGAAAATGGGGCTTTGTTTGTAGGAACTCAGGGTGGTAAAAAGAAACCTGGGTTTTATTTGTATATGCACGAAATTGGTTATTATAACGTTCTTGCTGGTCGTTTTATAGCGCCGAAGCCTTTGGTCTCAATCGTTTATGAAAGAAACAAGAGTGCCATTATGAATAAGTATGTGAACGTCTTTAGAAAGGGGATGGGCATGTGAGTTTAAATGGATTGATTATCGACACTTTAAAACCATTAAATGTGCCTGTCTCTTTTGCTTCATATAACCAAACTGCTGACACTTATATTGTATTCTTGGAATATAACCAGAAATCATGGCTAATTGCCGATGATGAGGAAAAACAAACAGAACATCTTTTTCAAGTCGATGTGTTTTCCAAGGGAAATTACTTGGATTTGGTTAAAGAAATGAAAAAACTACTAAAAGAAATAGGATTTAGGCGGACGTTTGAAACAGAAACGTATGAAGATGAAATGAAGCGATTCCGTAAAATTTTACGATTCGCCTATATATCAGAGGAGGAATATTAAATGGCTGTTATTGGATTGAAAGATTTACATTATGCAAAAATTGAAAGTGAAAGCAAAGAGGCAACGGAATATAGTGAGGTTAAACCGTTCGGACCAGCTATGGCATTAAACTTGTCACCATCATCAAACGACGAGGATTTATTTGCGGATGACGCGATTCTGTTTTCTGAATCGGCAAAAGGACCAACAACCGTTGAAGTTAACACTGCTTATCTTGAAGAAAAAGTAGAGGCGGACGTATTAGGAAAACAAATTGACGGACATGGCGGGATTGTAGACGGTGTGGACGATGCACCACCTTACATTGCAATCGGGGGCAAGGCAAAAAGTGCACGCGGTGGCTATGAGTGGTTTTGGATTTATCGCGTTAAATTAAAACCGGGTGAAGATAACAAGTCAACCAAGCAAGATACACCCGAATATCAAACTCCTAGTTTGGAAGGTAAGTCTCTACCGCGTCTGCATGATGGTCGTGAGAAATACAAACTGTGGGATAATAACGAAAAACTCAAAGATGGCGATAAGGGGATCTTTGATAACTGGTTCGATGAAGTGATTGACCCTGATTGGACAGATAGCAACTCAAAAGAAGCTTAACGCCTGGGGAGAAAACTCACCCAGGCGAAAATAAATATCCAAGGAGTGAACAATAATGGCTTACGAAAAACAAGAATGGAAAAACGGTGAAGAAGGTGGTACACCTATCACTGCCGAACGATTGAATCATATTGAGGAAGGTATCGCAGCTAAAGCTGAACAAGGACCCGCAGGAAAAGACGGCGCTAAGGGGGCTAAAGGTGACACGGGTCCACAAGGCCCCGCGGGTCCTAAAGGTGACGCAGGCGCACCAGGAACAGATGGTACGGATGGCGCAGAAGGTCCACAAGGTCCCAAAGGTGACACCGGCGCTGCCGGCACAGACGGAGAACAAGGTCCAGCGGGCGCAGATGGCGCAGACGGTTTCCCTTCTGAAGAACAATGGAATGATTTAGTGGCGCGTGTTGAAGCATTGGAGGGATAATCAATGAAAATAGAATTGTGTATCGATGACGAAGAAAAAGTATTCACGACTCCGTATATACCGTATCTTGCTAAACGGAAGTATTTAAAAATACAAGCAGCTGCAGAAGAAAAAGCAAAAAAGGATGAAAACTACTTCCCATCCACACAAGAACAACTAGACGAAGAGGATGAGATTGTCGGCATTCTAGCGGATGTAGTGTTTGGTGGACAATTTACTGTTAACCAAGTTTATGAGGGTACCACAGAAGATTACATGTATAGTAAAATTCGTGAAGCGGTGTTTGGTGAGCCGACACAAGACAATGAAGATGAAGAGGGAAACGATCAGGGGGAGTGACAGCTGGGGAGCTGTACACTTCCCTTTTATCTATGTATAAAAATTTGATGTTTCCACAGAACCCTGATGTCAGACGTTGGTCGATGTCAGAAATAGATGAGATGGATATCTTTTTGTTTGATGAATTAATGGAACATGAGGTATCAGAAGAACATAAACCAAAGCAAGAAAAAGAAGTATATCTATCTGATATATGGTAAGGCAGGTGGTGATGAATGGCAGATCATGAGATTGGTAATTTAAGAACAAGGTTATCCTGGGAAGATGATGGAGCTAACCGATCCTTAGAAGGATTTAAACGTGATTTAAGAGGTCTGCGGTCGGAAATGAACCTTGCGAAATCCGGTGGAAAAGAGTACACAAATAGCTTAAAGGGAATGCGTGATCAATCTGATGTATTGACGCGTCGGTTTAAAACTCAAAAAGAACAAGCGCGTGAGTTAAGACGCCGCTATGATGAACTTGTGGCAGCCGGTAAAGGGAATACTACACAGGCGAAAAACTTACAATCGCAATATAACAACACGACCGCCCAGATGAATCGAACAGAACAACAATTAAAGAGTTTAAACGCTGAAATCAAACGTCAAGAAAGTCCGTGGACCATACTGGGAGATCGTATTGAAACAGCGGGCACGAAGATGCAAACAGTCGGTCGTGGGATGACTACTACCGGAAGGCAATTAACAACAAAGGTTACGGCTCCGATATTAGGGCTTGCAGCCGGAGCGTTAAAAGTTGGCATGGACTTTGAAGAAGGAATGTCAAAGGTACAAGCTATCTCCGGAGCCACTGGCGATGATATGGAACAACTAGAAGCGCAAGCGCGTGAAATGGGCGCGGAAACACGGTTTAGTGCTACTGAAGCCGCGGATGGCATGTCGTATTTAGCAATGGCGGGATTCGATACCCAAGAAATAATGGAAACTATGCCGGGATTACTTGATTTGGCCGCATCTGCAAACATGGATTTGGGACAAGCGGCTGACATTGCATCGAACATTATTTCGGGATTTGGAATGGAAGCAAAAGAAGCCGGAAGGGTATCAGACGTGTTAGCGGCAAGTGCTGCAAACGCTAATACTAGCGTTGATCAAATGGGTGACGCAATGAGTTATGTTGCTCCCGTTGCAGCAGGTGCAGGTCTATCATTAGAAGAAACCGCGGGCGCAATTGGTGTTCTTAGCGATAGTGGTATACAAGGACAACGTGCAGGTACTGCTTTACGTGAAGTTATATCATCATTGCAAAATCCAACAGGAGATACAGCTAAGGTAATTGAGGAAATGGGTATATCCATGGAAGATGTTGACCCTGCGGCCAACTCACTTTCTGAAATTCTTGAAGTGTTGGAAGATGCAGGCATGGACAGTTCTGAAGCCATGAGGTTGGTAGGGCAAGATGCCGGGCCTGGACTAATTGCTTTGTTAGAACAAGGTTCTGGCGGTCTATCAGATTTCACAAAGGACATGGAAGATTCCGAAGGCGCGGCTGCTGAAATGGCCGAAACGATGGAAGATAACGCGAAAGGTTCGTTACGTGAATTTAAATCAGCCTTGGAAGAAGCGGGTTTATCTTTATCTGAACATATGTTGCCGGCAGTAACTGATCTGATCGAAGGCGGCACGGATTTAGCTCGTAAATTCGGAGAACTAGATGAAGAAACACAAAAAAACATCATAAAGTTTGGTGGACTAGCCGCGGCTGCTGGACCTGCAGCATTGGTCTTAGGTAATGCAACGACTGCCGCCGGTGGTATGTTGAGAGTAGGAGGAAAACTGTCGAAGTCGCTTGGAAAAGCAGGTGGCGCAGGATTGATTGGCTCAATTGGCAGATTAGGACCTTTGGCTGTTGGCGGTGTTGCAGTCGCCGGGATAGCAGCGATTGCCGGTGGACTTTATAAGTTACATGAAAGGTCGAAAGAAACCGAGGAAGCGAATTTTGATCTCGCAGAATCATTAAGTGATCAAGCGGTAGAACTCGATAATAGCGCGGACACATTTGACAAACTGTCCGAGAAGGCAAAAATAAGCAATGAAGAATTAGCCGAACTGAATGACTTGAATATCAAAATAACTGAATCAAACAATCCGGGTGAAATTAAAGAGTTACAAGAACAATACGATGAACTTGCTAAAAACTCCGGGTTATCCAAAGATGAATTGCAAGAGTTATTTGAAGCGAATAGCGACATTATTGAACAGTCTCCCGATGTTGAAACGTCTATATCTGAACAAGGTAATAAGTTTGTTGAAAACACGGAAGCTGTAAAAGAATATGTGGCAGAGTTATACGAGATGTCCAGACAAGAACTGTCTGACGAAATGCTTATTGCTGAAAAAGAAAGAACTAGATTAATAAAAGAAAACAAGGAAACAAAGAAAGAAATAGCTAGTCTTGATAAATTGTCTCGGGAACTAAGAGACCTAGAAGCTATGTCGGAAGAAGATAGAAACGCAAAACTTTTAGACTGGCATACAGAAATAAAAAAACAAATGGCTTTAAATAAAGACGATCAAGAAAAGTTTAACGAACTTAAAGAAGAAGAAGAAATTATGTTAGGTTATATTAATGATGGCTTAGGCCAAGGTTTAAGTGTCATCAGAGATCAAAGAGATGAACTCAACGAAAAGGTCAATAAGAATGATGAAGAGTTAGAAAAACTCGACGCTCTTAATGGAACATATGCAGACATTCTTCTGAAACAAGCTGGTATCAATGAGGAAGGCGACAAAGGTCTTGCTAATCTGGATAAAAGTATTAACAAACATCAAGAAGAGATTGAAAAATTACGCCAACAAAAAGAAGAAAAAGGCGAGTTGTCAGAAAAAGACCAAGAGAGACTAAATAAACTAACTAAAACGTTAGAAAAAGAAGAAGATACTCGCAATGAAATATTCAAGCAAACAGGACTTTACAATGACTTAAATAACCTTGCTGATGGTCAACTTGAACGTCTTGATGAAGAAGAGCAAAAGAGGATTAAAAACCTTCTGAAAACAAATGAAATAAAGGTTGAAGAGGGAAACATACTCCAACAACTAAAGAATAAAAACACCGAATATGATGAACAAATTTCTAAGCTAGAAGAAAGCAGAAAAAAAGAAGGCGCAAACAAGGATGAAATAAATAATCAGATAAAAAGCTTAGAAAACAAAAAGAAAATGAACGACGAAATTAAACGTCAAATTTTAGAAGCCATCGGTCTTAATCAAGATCAGATCGACAAAATAATAGACGGTACAACAGAAACGAAAAACCAAGGCAGTGAGATTGACGAAAATAACGATAAAACAAGAACCGGAATCAGATTAGAAGAAGATCGAACGGCTGAAGCTGGCAAAAGCGTTGATAAGGAAATTGACGTGTGGCCATTTCCAACAATACCAGAGTTAAACAGAGGTTTACGTGAGGGAGTCGATAAAGATGTAACCATATTGCCGTCAACAACTCCGAAAGATCTACGAGATAGTTTAGCGGAAAGTGTTGATAAAGACATTAACTTGAACGCCAAACCATCTGGTAATAACTTTACCTTGCCTTTACTGCAATATGCACAAGGAACGAAAGGGCACCCTACCGATTCTCCGGCAGTTGTGGGCGACGGGAAGGGTTCTAACGCGGGATCTGAATTAATTACTGAACCAAATGGGAAGCAGTATTTATCGCCAAGCAAGCCCACGGTTGTTGGTATGAAAAAAGGGACACATGTTACGCCTGCTAAAACCACTAAAAAAATGTTAGCCAATATTCCACATTATGCTGATGGTGTTGGAACCCTAGCAAAATTTTCGTTCAAGAAACTAGGTGCGCTGGGACTTGGAAATCATCTGTTAGGTGGAAGTATGGGGAACCCATTCGCACCAGTGGCGAAAAGTGCAATTAGTAAAATGACGAGCATGTTCTTGAGTGGTAATCTTGGCTTGAATCTTGTTGGTGGCACAAGCTCCAAAAGTGCATCTGCGTGGGCAAACGACATACGAAGGGCAGCAGCCACCATGGGTGAAAGTGTTACGAATGCTCAAGTACAAGGGATTATCTCACAAATAAACAGGGAGTCGAATGGTAATCCGGGAATTGTACAGTCCTCAAGTGTAGTAGATATCAATACATTATCCGGGAACCCTGCACGCGGATTGCTCCAATACATCCCGCAAACTTTTTCCGCTTATAAAGTTCCGGGACATGGCAATATTTATTCCGGTTATGATCAATTACTAGCGTTTTTCAACAACAAAAATTGGCGCAGGGATTTACCATATGGTACACGCGGTTGGGGTCCTACTGGTGGAAGGAAATATGCAACAGGAACAGATAATCATCCAGGAGGTCCATTCCTCGCAGGTGAGAAAGGTTGGGAACTTGGTCGGTTAGGTGATCATTGGGAAGTGCTGAACAAAGGTGTATATGATCGTCCGCGCGGTTACGAAGTATATCCTCATGATGAATCTAAGAAGATTATGCGTGCTATTCATAATGTGCCTGCATATGCAGATGGCACGGGCGGACGTAGTGGCGTAATGCCTCATAATGGCAATAGAACAAAAGAGATATCTCTTTTAAAACAACAAGTGAATTTATTAACCGACATAGTTACCTCCAACAGAGGTATTGAGAACAAACCCGTTTTATCAGAAGGGGATATTCAGCGATCTTATAATAAAATGGATTCCAGACAATCAACTAAACATGCTATATTTGCGGGCAAGGTAGGTGGTGTTACCTAATGTTTTTTAAAATATATGATTTGAATCTTAATCACGTACCTCTTCCTAAAGATGATTTAGATTACGGTTTAATTGGTCTGGATCTAATCGTTTCGTCAATAGGCGAGGAAGTAAATGCTCATAAATTACCCGGATGGCCAGGTAATATTAATACTGGGTTTCGTGACAATGATCGAGATGTAAGTCTTAATGCAATGATCAGTTCAATGAATTCCACAGATTATAAGCTAAAGCGTGATAGAGTCTATGCCTTTTTTAAAGGTTTAGGCTCTTTTTATGTTACGGAGACGCAGCAAGGAAACAAATTACTGAAGGTAAGGGTCGTTGAACAGTATGCGCCCGAAAGAATAAACAGAAGAGTTGCAACGCTAGACATCCCATTAAAAATAGACGGACATCCTTACTGGATAAGCCGTTTTAAAACAATGGATTTACACAATAACAAGGGCATTCCTGCTAATGGCAATTGGTCTTTTGGAATGGGTATTGACGTATCACCCGATAACTTAATTTATCAGTATGAAGATGCCAGCGAGTTCAATATTTACAATGCCGGTATTCCGTTAAAGACAATACAGGAAAAAGATAACTGTGAAATCAAGATTGAAATAAATGAAGATGTTACTAGCTTCATGCTGTACGATTCCACAGGCAGTAAGTGGGAATACAATCCAAGCAAGAACGATGGTTGGCAACTAAAGTCTGGTGACGTGATTATATTCAATGGCCATGATGTACGGTTGAATAAAACAACCATTATGGAACGCACAAATAGATATTATCCAATCATAAAAGAAGGCATCAATAAATTTAAAGTCGATGGGTTATCAAGGTATAAGATAAGTTTTGATTTTAGATTTAAGTATTACTAGAAGGAGAGATAAAATGGCGCGTAAAGAGATTAATGCGATTTTTAATGATAATGAATTAAATAAAATGAACAGTAATTTCAAGGAATTATACGATGAGTTTGGGAATGTGGTTGCTACCGTAACAGAAAAAGCATTTGATAAAATTGTTGATTCAGCAAAGATAAACTGGGGAGAACCAGTAGATACATTCGATGACTTACCTTCAAATGCTTCCAACAGTGAAACAAGAATGACAAGGGATGACGGTAAGATTTATCGTTACGATGGTTCGATTTGGAGGGAAATACAGGACATTGATCCGACTGCAATCAACGAAGTCGATAGCAGACTTAGTACGTCTTTGGCGGAAAAGGCGAATAGGTTATATGTCGAAAGCGAATTAAACAGAAAGGCGGACCTTTCATTCGTAGACGCTCAACTCTCAAGCATTGTGAGTGGTGCTCCATCGGGGACTTATGGCACACTGTCAGCGCTGAGACAGGCACATCCAAATGGAGTGAGTGGGATATATTTAGTACTAGATGACGGTCATTGGTATTATTGGAATGAGGTTGAACATGATTGGTTCGACGGCGGTCTTTATCAGGCGCTACCTTGGGGGGAGTTTATGACAGAGCAAGATGAAGAGTGGGTGATATAAATGTCAGATAAAATGATGAGGATTGCTGGCAGGAGCAAGGATGGATACGCAAAAGGGATAAGTACAGATGAAGAAGGTAGACCACGCAGAGCTAGAGGCCAGCTGCAGGAAAAAGTCATTTTTGATAACGAAGTTGCAACACACGGAAAAAGTTTACAATCAGATGACTTAGAATTAGCGGGCGTTAAAAATGTTTGTTTAATGGTTATCAACAGGCACAACATTCCTTTAATGCTGAAAATACAAAGGAGACCAAGCGCGATAACTTCTTTTACAACAGATGTGAAGACATTGGATATGGATTCGGAATGGATCGAAGTCCCATCTTCATACCACTTCGAAGGCGCTAATTTAATCACAAAAGACCAATATCCAGTATTAAATGGAAACTTAGATAGGATAAGGTTATCAATTAAAACAGAGACAGAACCATCGAGAGGAAATTTCACTGTGCTATTATCGTATGTGGAGGGGTAACGGATGTATTCTATATTGAGTAACGTTAGGGAAATAAAGGATAGATTGGCAAGGAATTTCGAAGAAGTTATAAATCTTTATGATGAAAGGGACAGAGATCACCCGGGAAATGAATTGAAAGTGAAGGAGTTTTCTTCTGTCTTCTTAATTGTGGAGAAAATGGTGAGAGGAAACTTATTGCCACAAGTCAGTCTGGATAGAGAAGAGTGGTTTAATATAAGGGCAACCGATATGAATACGGGGACGGAATTCGATTTTATTCATCATCCAAGCGAGTTAACTGTGGATGTGAGTGCGTGGAATTATTTTAGATTGAGTTTATCGTTACCTTTCGGTTCAGGCAGTGCAACTGTTAAAGCAGTCATTTTAAACGAAAAAGCAGAAGAGCCAGTAACCAAGACAACTAATTATAGACCCGTCCCCGTAAGACCAGAATCTCGTATAGGGAGAAGCGAGTATTCAACACGACCTACAACGGTAAAAAGTGATGGTACATGGTATGGAGTGACAGGGAACGCTTTCCAAAAAAGCGCCGACTACGGAGATACATGGGAAGCGGTATACCAAGTTGGACACGATAGAGCGAGGCAAATAAAAGCACTGGATGATGGTACACTGCTATTAATAACAAAGGACGGAAAAGTTTACAAAAGTAACGATAACGAAAGTAATTTCGAGGAGGTTTTTTCACTCATATCTCCTGATGTTGCTATGGGCGAAAGTATAGGAACGGATGTGTTCGAAAACTTTGCTTTCATTGTGGAGTACGGAGGTAAAGGTGGGGAAGACCCACCACGACGAGCTTTTATGAGCAACGATTACGGGATGACATGGGAGAAAATTTTTGAGGAAGAAGTGAGGGACGATTACCATGTTCACGATATTGCTTTCGATCCCTATGAAGAATTAATCTGGATTGTAAGTGGGGATAATTTAGGTAATTCAAACGTTGTAGTTAGTGATGACTTTGGTGTGAATTGGAGGTACATTTATAGTTACGGTGAATGTCCTAACCAATTCACCAGCATATTGCCGATGGCGAATTGCGTGTTATTCACCAGCGACAATAGGCATGATTCGGTTTACAGATGGAAGAGAAGTTCGCAAGGAATTAATTCGTTTCACCGAATTATATTAGAGCCTGCATTTACTATCATTAGAGAAAACCCTGGTTCGGAGTCTTTCGGAACAATAGGTTTCGTTGATCACGCTGGAGATGGTTCTGCATATTTCGGATATATACAACATCACTCGAATATAAGAAGAAAAGCAACTGTGTGGGCAACTAAAGATGGTATTAACTTTTATTCTATTTGGACATCTGCCAAATTCCCTGAATCAGAAACGGGATTTGTTGGCATTACACATGTTTCTGGCATTGATGAAAACGGGTATCTTGCAGTCGGGTTGTCAGGTTTAGGGGAAAGTGCATTGAGGTTAAAAAAACCTAAATGGGAAAAAATATAAAAATGTCTTTCATGAAAGATAATCAATAAATTTAAATTGTCATTCACTAAATGTAAATAATATAGTAAACTTAAACAAGTCAATTAAAGATTTCATGGGGGTTTACTGTATTGAGAGTATTCAAGTTATTGGCGAGTGGAGAATTTTTATTCGCGGCATTTTTACTAGCGAACGTTTTTAAGAGTGCATTGCCTGAATTACCGGTAGATTTAAACATTATATTTTTAACTCTAACTATTTTGATTGCATTAAAACGCTTGACTTCGAAGCCTTATGTGACCAAAAAAGCGATACATCCAATATTATTATTTATGGGTTTTGTTTTTTTAGGCTTGGTAAGCTTAATATACTCATCAAGTGAAGTATATGGAGTTCAGAAAATCTTATTGTTATCTAGTTTGACGCTCTGGTCTTTAATTGGGCCGTTTTTATTGATTGATAACAAAACATCCCTAAAAAAATTTCTTAAAAGCTTCATGGCGATTGCAATTGCTACGTCTACCTATGTCTTGTTCGATTACTTTACATCCTCCGATGTAGGTAATTTTATGAGATTCGGAGTAGACGGCACCAATTCTATAGGCTTAGGAAGAGCAGCGGCATTAGGCGCAATAGTAATTATAATGCTGTATCTATTCAACACAAATGTTTTAAGGATCAAGAAAATATTTTCTTTAGCCGGACTGGCTACATTGATCTTGGTTCTCTTTTTAACAGGTTCAAGAATGGCTTTGATCTCTTTAGGTGTCGCTATGGTTATATTCTTGCTAGTGAAGACGTTTGAATTTACAAAAGATGATGTTTTAATAAATAAGAGTGCTATGAAAGTGACTTTTTCGCTAATTCCTATACCTTTACTAATGATTCCTTTTTCAAATTCTATACAAACAATGTTAACCAGATTGGGGAATCTGTTTAATGATAGTGGGTTTGGATCATATTCCCAAAGAACAGAGCGATTTTCATTAGCCTACAATGTATGGAAGGAAGGGCCGATTTTCGGGGATGGCTTAGGTAGTTATGCAATACATTATAACGGCATAGACGAAAGATATTATCCACACAATATTATATTGGAGATAGTATCAGAACTAGGATTGGTAGGAATAATAGTTTTTGCCGCATTGTTGGCTTTGCCTTTCTTTCTAAATAATATTTTTAAATCTAACTATCTACAAATGTGTGCCCTCTTGATGTTTATATACACGTTCTTAAACGCAAACACAACTGGCGATATTAATGATAATAGAATGATGTTTACATTTTTAGCATTGTTATACATGTACCCGTTGTTTAATGATGATAAAAAAGTAATGTCGCATACGGAACATACTGCGAACTAATGAAAACTTAATATCAATGTTGAACAAGAAAAAGACAACTCATTTAGAGTCGTCTTTTTTTGTGTCTTTGAAGCACCAAAGAATCGCAATCCAAACGCCATCACTTATCAGATTAGTTAAGATATCAACAAATAATGATTTCATAAAAAACATCCTTTACAATTTGTCAGCTTTATTAGCTGCATTTTTTTAATTGCAAAGTAGTTTTGAAAATCCTTTTTAATTTTTAGGCTTTTTTTGGGGGTGAACAAAATCCAAGGACAACCATCATTATTTTTACTAGATTTGAAAGGCAAAGAATACCCTGCAATCGCAGAAGTGAATAGAAAAAAACGAGTTAATGGGCAGCGTGAGATATCGCTGTCCTTTTTATATGAAGATATCAATGCTGACTTTCTCCATAACATTGAATTTGGTTGGAAAATACTTTTCAAGGGTGAATGGTACACAATTACAAGTCCGACATATGCGCTCGATGGGGATGTGTTTTCTGTCGGTGTGGACGCGGTACTATCATTCTTTGTTGACATGAATGGCCATTATTTACAGGACAAGGTAGAAGACAAGTCAAAAACGCCTGCATCCTTTTTCAGAGAGTTATTTAAAGGCACGGGATACGGTTATGTATTAGTAGATAACCTTGCCGCTAACACGTTGAACTATCAAGCTAACCAGAGTAAGACAGAGCGCTTTCTGTACGGCATTGATAGATTTAAAGGCGAATATATCATAAGAGGTAAACAAGCCTATATACATGGCTTAATCGGTTCTGACAAGGATGTTGTTTTACATGAAGATTTAAACATTAAAGATGTATCTATTGAAGTAGATGGATCGGGATTCCACACATGGGCAAAAGGATTCGGCGACAAAGACGACACCCAAGAAAACGCAGATTATAAATTAAATATTGAATATGTATCGCCATTGGTTGCCAAGCATGGCTATATCGAAGGGCCTGCAATCCGTGATGGTTCATATAAACATGCAGACGCCTTAACTGAAGCAGTAAAGAAGCAAGTGGAAAACAGTTATAAAATATCCACCACAATAACCGCAGTCGATTTAACTAATAACGGATATCCAGAAATGCAATTCGAGGAAGGTGACAGGGTATTTTTATACGTTACCGATTTAAAGCAGAATCAGCAGGTTAGAGTAGTTGAAATTGATGAAACATTCGATTGGGAAGGCAACATTATTGATGCTCAATACACGGTTGGTAATGAGGGAATCGCAGCACGCTATAAAACTCAACAGTATGATATAATATCTGATTTCAGGGACATTCAGTCAGGAAAGAAAACATTAGAATTCAACTGGCTACCCGAAGCAATTAAACGTGCGTCCGATATTATTAATGGCAATATAGATAGTCACTTTAAATACGGTGCTGGCGAAATCATAGGTATCAATAAAAGCAACCCCAACGGTTACATGCGATTTAATACAGATGGATTAGGATTTAGTCGAGATGGCGGTAAAACGTACAGATCGGCTATCACGTATGAGGGCATTGTGGCTGATGCTATAACTACCGGAACGCTTAGAAGTATATTAATTGAAAGTGTGGACATTTTCGGGAGTCGTTTCTATTCGGAAAGCGATTCTGACTACATGGAGATTGTTGGCGGGAACATTGAATTGGTGCAAAATAATGGTCGCAAATTGGATATAGGCCCTTCCGGTTTTTACGGATATAATCAAGGAGGAAGCACCCGATTCCAAGCAGACAGATCGTTAGTTACAAGCGCCGCTCTAGGTACTAGTAATTACAACGTATATCTTGCCGCTGAGGATTCCGGAGACATTCCGGGTGAGGTTCGCGCTGTAAAGACTAGCACATTGGGCGGTGGTGGTAGTTCAACCGACTACGAGTATATAGACATTAGGTCGAGGTCAATTAAGTCCGCATACGGAAGGCATTTTTACATTGGTACGGATGCGGGTGAATTAAGAGTAATGTCGCAAGGATTACTAGGAAGTGGAGTTTATAGGGACATACGAGCAAATAAGTTATTCGCCAACGAATACGAGACGAATGGAGGAAACATCCTCTATTTGCGAGCAAGTTCACGCGTAAGAGTATACGGAACAGGTTCATCATCCAGTTTATCTGATATAGAAGTTGGTAGAGTATATGCTAACGTTATGATAACTAACACTGATAATGCTTATGTGGGAACTAATGGAGAACTACGCGTGGTGAACAAAGGCCTTAGTGAAATATACAGGGATGTTAGAGCGAGTGGATTTTTGGGTACAAGCATTAGCTTATCATCTTCAGCGGAGAACGCGGTTAATTTCCACGTCAGACCTGCAGGAGATGGTGAGGTTCACATAACATCAAGATCGGGTAGCGGTAGTTTTAGGCCTGTCAGAGCGTCTAGTTTTGAAGAAGGATCGCTTCGGGAAAACAAGAAAAACATTGTACGGTTTGACGAGGATGTTTTGTCCACTATAAAAACTAATGGTGTTTACACTTACCATATGAACGAGCAAGGTGACGAAGAAAAGAAAAAATTAGGCGTGATGGTAAATGAGGCCCCGGACATTGTAAAAGGCGAATCACTGGAAACGGTCAGCCTGTATCCACTTACAAGTTACGTTTACAGAGGTGTGCAACAATTAGCGCATAAAGATGCTGAACAAGACGGTAGAATACTTGCTTTAGAAGAAGAGATAAAGAAATTAAAAGGAGTGATTTAAATGGAACAACCACAATTAAATCAAGATTATGTGATTCAATCACTAACCAATCAAGTTGCTAACCTATCACTTGGAAACGCACAAAAGGATTCAGTTATTGGAACTCAACAGGAGGAAATACAGAGGCTGAAACAGGAATTGGGTCAGTATAAAACAGAGGGAAAAGCCAACTCCGAATAAGGAGTATTTTTTTATGGGGAAATATAGAAAGTCTTATATGTTAGGGGGTCTAAAATGGATGATAAGGATGTGGAGAACATGCCAATATGGCAGAACCACGAACAGCGAATAACGACGTTAGAAGTTATCACCTCAAATATGCAGGGAGAATTTAAAGAGGTAAAAGATAAAATTGATGAAGGAAATAAAGATCAATCTAAGCAATTAGAA